ATTTTCGGAAGGTTCGCGTGTCTGGTCGTGTCGTTGGTCTGCAATACTTGGCGGCTGACATGATGAGACCTGTGGGCAATAAGATCAATCCACTGATCAAGTATCAGTACACGGTCGATGGCACGTCGTACGACATCGCGCTCGAGGACCTGATTCACATCCGCTATGGTCGAGATCCGCAGGACAGTCGCTTCGGGCGCTCTCCTGTCACTTCTGTCCTTCGCGAGATCGCAACAGACAACGTCGCAGCGAGCGCTGCATTCGGTATGGTCCGCAACGGCGGCATGCCATCGATTATGGTCGGACCAGACTACAAGGGCGGTGTCGAGGACCTAAGCGAAGACGACGCACGTCAGACGAAGCGGAAACTACAGCAGGACTTCACAGGCGATAACGCTGGAAGTGTCCTGGTGATGACTGGTCCATTCAAGGTCGAGCAGGTCAGCCACAAACCGAGTGAGATGGCGTTCGATGAGATTCGCCGCAAACCGGAGGAGCGCGTGTGTGCAGCTCTGGGACTGAATCCGCTGGTCCTTCAACTCGGCAGCGGCCTCGAGCGCGCAACCTACAGCAACCTCGAGCAAGCAACACGAAGCGCCTGGACTGATGGAATGATTCCACTGATGCGCCAGATGTCCGAAGCGCTCACCATCGCACTGCTTCCAGACTACGAGCAGACACAGCCCGGCGATTACCTAGAGTTCGACGTGGCAAATGTGCCATCACTTCAGGCTGACCTAAATGAGGACGCAGAGAGAGCGGAGCGACTCTACAAGAGTGGCATCGTCGACCTAGCAACCGCGAAGCGTGTCGCTGGTGTGACGCCTTCGGACGACGACGAAGGTTATTACCATCCGACAGCGGTCCCTGTGCAGATCGGCGCGCAGGAACTTCTGGTCCCTGATGCTGCGCCAGTCTCGACAGCTCGAACTGCCGATGAGACTGCGAAGTTGGTCGGCGCTGCCGGTGCTTTGATTCGTGCTGGCTTCGAGCCAGAGGCTGCACTCCAGGCTGTCGGTCTCAACTCTATTCAGCACTTGGGCCTGTTGCCTGTCACGGTGCGCCAGGAAGAGACGAAGGCATTCGATGATGCATCTGAACCAGGACTGAAGTTCTTTCCCTCCAAAGAGATGAAGGAGGAAGCACAGCGCGCTATCGAGTGGCGTGATGCTGGTCGTGATGGCGGCACAGCCGTGGCATGGGCGCGAGCGAATCAGATCATCAATGGTGAGAAACTCAGTGAGTCGACTGTCCTTCGGATGTACAGTTTCTTTCGACGTCACGAAGTAGACAAACAGGCAGAGGGATTCCGACCAGGTGAGGATGGTTATCCTTCCGCTGGTCGTGTGGCATGGGCGGCATGGGGTGGCGATGCTGGATATCGCTGGTCTACAGCTGCGCGCAAAGAGATTCTCAAGCGCATGGCGCCGAAGGAGAACGGCAAGTCCTATCATCCATATTACGGCTACGAGCTGACTGACACCGATGCCTGATATCTATCAAGTCAATGAGTCGTATCGGAATAAACTTCGATACCGTGAGAACGCCGCTCTCTCCGAGATGAGCAGGACGTATGGCGTCCTACAGGCTGACAACCTCCAGCGCCTCGAAGCGGTGACAGCCGCCATCGAGGAAGCACAGGCAGCAGGTGAGGACATCACTGGACTCTCCGAGTACATGCTCCGCCTCGAGGCGCTCAATGTGCAGATGGCCGAACAGGTCGCACAATGGGCGCCACAGGCGACCGACATCGCAACGAACGGACAACGTCGCGCCATACAGCTCTCGCTGGACATCCAAGAGGATCTCGTGAGAGCAGTCGCCGGTGTTCCGCAAAGCGTGTCCCTGACTGCGGATCTCATGTGGAACCGACTACCTGTCGAGGCGATAACCAACGTCGTCGGCTTCGCAGCTGACGGCTCACCGCTCGGCGCGCTGTTCGAGGCCATCGGACCTTTTGCACTCGATCACGTCACGATCGGCATCGCGCAAGGTCTCAATCCGCTCCAGGTCGCACGAAGGATGTCTAGGACGTACGAAACTCTCGCGCCTTCGAGAGCTGCTACCATCGCACGGACAGAGATGATTCGTGCCAACAGAGAAGCACAGCGACAGACCTTCGAGGCTAACCTGTCGATTGTGCGTGGCTGGCGCCGCATCTCAGCGGGGGACGTCAATGTCTGTCCGGTGTGCTGGTCACTGCACGGAGATCCGAATCCTGTTGCAGATATCGTTCCATCGCATCCAAACTGTAGATGTACGATCGTCCCGATCACACCGACATACGCTGAACTCGCAGGACTGCCGCCAGGCAGTTTCGATGAACCGGAAGAACTTCCGACTAAAGAGGAACAGTTTCGTATGCTCAGTGAGGCGGAGCGTCGGCAGGTCCTCGGACCTTCGCGGTATCGTTTGTGGGAGACAGGCACACCTCTCAGTGCATTTGGCAAAGTGGTGCCAAACGCGGAGTGGGGACCACAGGCCGTGGTCGTGCCGGTCAAGGAGTTATGATGCAGACTTTGGTATCCTTCGGTGATGCAATCAAAGCAGACGATTCTGGTCGTGTGCGTGGTTACCTGGTGCGCTTCGGTGGCGCGGACCTTGAGGGCGACTACTTCACTGCGTCGACTGATTTCGGACGACCGATGAAGTCGGGTGAGAGAGTGCCGATGAACCTGTACTATCATCACGGCCAGGATAAGCAGGTCGGCAAATCACGCATCGGAACCGGATACATCACCATGGACGATAAAGGTCTCTGGTATGAGAGCCAGGTCGAGATGGCTGACCAGTATCAAAAGATGATCCAGGAACTCGCGAAGTCTGGCAAGCTTGGATATTCCAGCGGCGCCACGGGTCACATGGTCGAGCGCAAGAAGATGTCTGATGGGCGCTACGAAATCACACGCTGGCCAATCGGTGAGGCATCGCTCACACCGACACCTGCTGAACCAATGAACATGGTCAAAAGTCTAAAAGACATGTATGGCGACATGGAGGATGGCATGGAAGAACAAGAGATGATGATCCCTGTCGCGCCAGGTGAAGACGTGGCGACCTTCGTGCAGAATGTCTACGGCGATCTCGCGGCAGAGATGGTCCACGAAGGCATTGAGGCACTCTACGATCGCCTATGTGCGGGCATGATGGCCGCTCTCGATGCTGGTCTGGGTCGCGGACACATTGACGCCATCATCGATGCATTCGCATCGAAGGCCAAAGAACTCACAGCAAACCTAAAGGATCCGGCAGCGGAAGTGCAATCGATGAAGTCGAAGCACGAGCGCCCAACATCCATCCGAGAAGTGGAGCGACGTCTGCGGGATGCAGTTCGTCTCTCACGTAGCGAGTCGACAAGATTCGCAAAAACCATCTGGAACGAACTTCGAGACGAAGTATCGAGCGAAGATGTCACCATCGTCGAATACTCGAGCGACATCGAGGATGCGAAGTTCGCACTTCTCCGTGAGCTCATGATCTTGGAGTTAAGTCAATGACAATCGAACAACTTGAAGGACAGCGCCAGTCTACAATCGCTGCCGCTAAAGAAGTCCTCATCAACGGCGGCGACATGGCCGAAGCCAATCGCCTTCACCAATCCGCAAAGTCTCTCTCTGAGCGCATCGACATGCTCAAGGAGTTCGGCTCCGTGCCTGCTCCTGTCGCATCCGAAGCTGCGCCGAAGTCTGAGCCATGGAAGTCCGGGAGTGTAGTCAAGAATCCATTCCCTGGAACCCGTGACGAAGCAAACTTCAAAGCATACGCATTCGGCCAGTGGGTTCGTGGTACGGTCCTCGGAAATGCCAAAGCAGCCAAGTGGTGTAATGAGCATGGCGTAAAGTCACAGACCGAAGGTGACAACGGCGCTGGTGGATTTACGGTCCCTGAGATCGTTTCGTCCAGCCTGATCTGGCTTCGCAACGAGTACGGTGTAGCGCGTCGCTTCTCACGTATTTATCCGATGACATCTGACGTCCTCAATGTCCCGAACGCATCGACATCAACGACCACGTATTACCCGAATGAAGCAACCGCCATCACCGCGAGCGACATCACCTTTACACAGGTCGCACTGACCGCGAAGAAACTCGCGATCTTGACCATCGTGTCGAAGGAACTTAACGAAGACACCGTCATCGACTTCGGTGCAACATTGGCGC